ACCCCCTGCATAACACCCTCCGCCACGTCCACCATAACCTCCCTGTCCAACAAGGATAAACCTGATGCGGTAAACATTCGCAGGAACAGTCCATACTCCTGCACCCATACCCAGAGTAATGGCACCACTAGCGGCTGTTGGTGTAAATTCAAGCTTTGGGGCAGAATTGATATCTTGATACCATCTACCTCCTTTAACTGAGACATAGGAAACAGCTTTAATGTAATGAGGGACATCTGGAAACAGTGGAGTAATGGTATAAGTATCAGCGGTGTCATAGACCCATTTCCCTGATGTATCGTCAGGATCCCTCGGTTCAGGCTCACTTTTTTTCCAGGCTATAAGCCTCACACCACTCCACATTGCCCCACCGGAAGGCTTAGCCCATGTAAACATGGTTTGTTTATGTCCTCGTGGGGCGAATCTAAAATTTGTTATTGAGGCAATTTCAAACGCTTTAAGAGCAAGTTCCTTTATATACTCTTTTGAGTACATAATAGTAGCATTTTGGCCATCACCTAATCCCGGTAATTCAACTTCTCTGTTGTCTAGTTCAGGAACTACCAATTTGTTGTCGGTTTTTTTCTTATATAGACCGGGAGGCAACTTTCCAAGAATGGCATCAAAGTTATTGATTTTTCGTATATCTTCTTTATTGTGAAGAATTAAAATGTTCCCTCTATTCTTTCCTCCTGCACCGCCAAGCGGTATAAATACTTCACTCATTACTTACTCACCCCCTTAAGCTTTACTTTAAATTCTTTCGTAGGCTTTTCTGCTGCACAATAGAAGGTCACATAACCATCTGTAACCTCCGCGCTGGTAATCAGTCCAGCCATCTCGTCATAGGTCTCTATATCGGCAGGACTGGATGTCTTAGTGTGCGCCTTTCCCATAGATACTGAGTCTGTGGACTTAGCTGTTGGAACAGATACTTTTTGGCTATATGGTGCAGAACTGCTCCACGCATTAGCCGGAATGGTTACGATTGTTTCTTGATACAGAGCGTTCACGCTCTTTGTAATAGCGTTTACATCATTCGCCCCGAAGGGAGTGCCCTCCTGAGTGTAGGATGTTGCATCAGTAAGAGATACTGTTCCGTCGCTGTTATTTTCCATGCGGAACTTCCTCTTTGCATACATGGCATCCTGGTAGTCTGTTTTTAGGCTCATACAAGCTCTCCTTTCGTTCCTAATTTAAAAGATAGCCTACGCATACCTTCCTCTCTTCCTGTAAAGTTTTGATAGATAAGGAGGCAAGCGTTTTCTATTCGGTTAAGTTCGTCCCAAGTGATAAAGGGCTGGTTATCGTAGAAGGTCTGCCTCTCTCCGATAGTAAAAGGGAAAGTAGCGGAGCAGATTCTGTCAAGGTTAGATTCAAAAGCATTTATCTCATCGGCATAGAATCCGTAGTCTTGATAACTTTTATCCGCTCCCATTTCTGTAAAAGGAAAATCCGACCAAAGGACTACTGCCTTCTGCCGGATTTCGTTGATGTTTCCCTTTATTCGGTTATAGTCTTCTACATTAAAGAAGTCTGTACTCTTCCAGTCTGTCTTAGGTGTCTTCCACAAAAGAAACCTCCCTTCTTGCCTTTATGCTTCCGGATAAAGCACCGTTATAGTTCAAAGTGTGGTCATAAACCCGAAGCATTAGCTTATCTACATATTTATTCTCAAGATACAGTAAGTCATTCGCCATTAACCTTGGCTCTCCTCTATAGGTAAGGCTGTACTCTCTGTCAGCTTTTAAGTAGTTCCCTACCCAGTCTAAAACATCGGTAGCAAGGGCAGTGTCCGATATCAAAGGATTCTTCCATTTCTCTCTCTTACCGGTAGGATTCAACTCCTTTTCCATTGTGTAGGTCTTTACCAAGTATTCCTTGCCGTTGACCTTTACTTCTCCTCCTGATCCGGAGTATGAGAAGCGGAGGAAATGGGCTCCTGTCTCAAGCACGGATACCGTTCCGGAAGAGGCTTGTACTGTGCAGCCATAGGAAGGATTGCTAAACTCTGCAATATATTCGCCTGACTTAGTACACTCTACCTTAGCAAGCTCCTTTTCTCCCTCGGTGCTATCTAGGTATTCTGTCCTTGTAAGTTCCAAGGTCTTTACAGATTGAAGCTGGGTTCCTAGAGGCGTTTTGGTTAGTTCTCTTCCGTAGCTTAATTCGTAGTCCGTAACATTTCCAAAGCTTACCTTATTAAGGACTGCCCTTCCTCCTGTCCTTGAAGGTTCCTTTTCGTAGATGGTCATTCTGTTAAAAGGCGCGAACTCGTGGGATATGATGAAGTCCGCTCTATCTACATCAAAGCTTAACTCTTCTACGGTCTTGCCGTTTGCCAGAGTCTCTATCCCTATCTTGCTCGGATAGGTTCTGCCAAACTGCAGCTGCATACCGAAACAAGCAAAAACTGCTTCGGTATCAATTGCTACTTGCATGGCAGTACGATCAACGTATCCGATATCTGCCTTGCCACTTCTTGGAAGAAACAAAGTCGTGCCGTCTACCCTAGAATAGTTCCCATTTGTAAGGGAGTATTCTTTGATAGGTAGATTCTCAAGAATCCTTGTACCGTTAGAGAAATAAGGCTCCCTGGCAACGGTACTAGTCATTCTAGGAACGAAAGAAGAGCGGATTACAATCTTTCCTTTTTCGTCCTGATACAAAAGGCATCTTCCTGCATTGGAAAGAAGTTGTAGGGCTTCTCTATGAGATACCACAGGAATAGGATTCTTTATCTTTACCGTCTTTAGATATTCATCTATGTAAAATTCTCTCGGGTCCACTCCTGCATCAGTAAGAACATCAAGGCAAAGGTCATAAATGCTTATTCCCTGAGGATAAAACTTCCCCTTTCTATACTTCCCTGTGAGACCGGATAGGAAGTCTATAGCGGTAAAGCTCATTTTGTCGTCATCAGCAGACCACTCTTTAAGCTTTAAAGTTCCTACTTGGAGCCATTCAATCCTGTCCTCAATCTCCTGTCCCATAAAGGCCTGCATCTTCTGGCCAAGCTCTAAGAAGTTTACTGTGCTCTTTTCGTTTTCTATATCGTAAGCCCTATCTTTATTGTTTACACTTAATCTAAAGTCGATTGTAGGCAACGCCTCCATAATAGGGCTGATATGCTCTTTTTTACTGGCTGATAGGATGTTCCGTTCGTTAAAGTAAATACCTATGCCCATGATGATTTCATGGATATGTAAGCGACCATGACCATTTACCATCTTAATAGGGATGATGGAAAGGGTCATAGTACCTTTGAAAACTTCGTCACAGACATACTTACTTTTATTATTTCCTGTTACATCCTTCCAGCTTTGGTCGGTAACGATTGTAAATGCTTCCGGATAGGCCTTTCCGAAGTCTATAGTTACTCCTCTTAGATCCACCGGAACAGGGAAGATAAAGTCTATAGTCCCTTCTATTTCCTTTGATACGATACCCTGATTCAGAACGCAGTCTGACTTCTCCCTTGGAAGAAAATACATTCGACCATCTACGGAACTATAGTTTTGCTCCGCTGTGGCGTATAGGGCATCCACAACATAGTTATTAAGAGGCTTTTCCAGATTGCTAAAATAAGCTGTCTCAGAACTCACACGAGCACTGCCCTGCGCCTCTTGATTAATAACTCCGATGTTTACCCTCATTAGGGTATGCCCCCGGAGGGGCTTTTTCATTTCTTCTTTGTATGCACTTGTTACTTGAAGCATAGCCCCTCCCGGTTAATTGATTCCACAGTCTACAATGTTTACCTTGCAATCCCGATACATGGTAGGCAATCCTGCCTTATCGAAGGCTATCGGAGTAGCTGTTCTGTTTCCCGGATACATCCTAATCGTTTGAAAACGGTTATGGACCATATCAGGGATTTTTGCGACCACCACAAATTTATCGAACTCCTGCAGCATATCTGCCCAAGTCTTTGCATCTAGGCTTTTCCACTGAAGGGAATCAAACTTGTATTGGTCTCTTCCTACCTTCTGGCCAACGAACTCCCCTTTGGCATTCTTTCCGGCTGAAACATTGGTAGCAACCACAAGATTGCCGCCAATGTCCGGAGCAGGAAATTCTTTTCCGTTGATTGTTATCGTCGCCATATTACCCCCTTAAGCTGTATCCGCTTCGGCCTTCCAAGTCGCTAAGCCTTTGCTTTATCTCTCGAACATCCACATAGACCGTTAGATCCATAGCTTCAATCTGTTCAGAGATTCTGGACAGGAAGGAAAGCATCTTTTCAAAGTGTTCTGCAGAAATACCGGGATTGGATGCCATAGACACCGCCCGATTTAATAAGTCTTCCAGCTTATTTTCCGGAGCGACCACTTCTCCGTAATGCCGGTTATCACCAATCATGGCAAGCTGCGGAGTATTGGCCTTTACGAATCCACCATTAGCAAGCTTCGGGATGGACACCGTAGGAACAGTAGGAATGCTCAGTCCGAAGCTGTTTCCTCCGATTTCTGGAATCCAATCGGGAAGCTCAAAGCTGATAGAGTTTAAAGAATTAATCATGCTATTAATAGCCTTGATTACTCCGTTGGCCATGGACTCCACGCCACCAAGGATAGAGTTGATAACGCCTTTGATACCGCTCCACATACCTTCAAATATAGAAACAGTGGTAGTCTTCAAATTCGTCCAAACCTTTTCCCAGTTTTCCTTTATTGTATTTAAGACAGTGGAGATTCCATTCTTAATGGCTTCCATCTTCTCGCTAAGCGCAGACTTAATACCGTCAAAAATGTGGTTAAAGAAATCAGATACTGCTTTCCAGACAGCTTCCCAATTCTTCCGCATCATGTTGAGCATACCGGTAAGCCTTGCCTGCATTACATTTAACATTGTCTCCAAGATACCTGTTATGGCTCTCCATACACCGTCAAATATAGCTTTAATACCGTTCCACGCCCTGTCCCAGTCGCCTGTAAGCACACCAATAATAAAATCCATAAGACCGCCAAGAGCAGTCAGGACGCCATCAATTACCTTTCCTACTCCATCCAGGAATGCGAAGAAGCAATTTATGGCGGTATCTAACGCCATGCCGATTTGCTGTACTGCAACACCGGTGAACCAAACAATAAAAGGTTCTATGACGGTAGTCCACGCTACTTGAATACATTCCGATATTTTTCCGAAAACCTCTTCGAATTTCGGCATGAGAGGCGCAATGACATTGTCCTTAAAATCTGTGAACTTGTCTGCCGCTTTTTGAACTATCGGAAGAATGTAAGTGCCAAAGGACTCTAAGAATTTGCTTCCTACAGCGACGATAGTCTCTTTCATTAAGGTAAATAGCGGGTGAACCGAGTTAGCATAGATACTTATGATCGTGTCGCCATACATATGGAATATTTCAGCCAGGTCATTAAAAACCTGCATTACCGGTTCAGATAAAGCATTATAGGTTTCAATAATCCGGTCTTTTAACTCCACAACAGGAGTCAGAATCACATCTATAGAATCTCGGAAAAAGCTTTCTGAAACTACAAGGAAGGTTCCCAATATATCCGAAACAATGCTAATGATGTCTGCCCCTATCTGCTTAAAGTTGTCACCTTGAAGCACGGAAAAGATATCCGCTATGGCCACTGCGAAGTTCGCTCGGATGTCTGCGATGTCTCCTTCAATATCAAACATCTTCACAATGAATTTCTTAATGCGTTCTGTATTCTGTGCAAGATATTTCTCAACTGAACCGCTTAAGAAATCTACAAAGGTAAGCCCGATACTTACTCCTGCGCCCGCAATTTTCCCTAGGTCAACTGCTACCCTGTCAGCAAAGGTATTGGCCGCATTAAGCACTTCACTTGATGTAAAAATGTTTACAAGACTTTCTCCAATCCCTTTAATGTTCTCTTTGATGGAATCGAGTACAGATGTGTCTTTTAAACCTTCCCAGAATCCGGACATAAAGAGATTCTTTAACTCGTTGAACCTATCAATCATGCCCTGCAGGTGTTCATTGATTCTGGCAGTCCCTCCCTCCATCGCGCCGGTATCGAAGGACTCCATAGGGAAGTCTGCACCGCCCCCGCCACCTTCTCCGCCGCCTCCACCTCCGGAGGAATCGCTCTGATCAGGAAGGATATTGAGTTCGTCAATGCCTGTAGTTGCGCTCTTGATATCTTTAGCTGCCTTTTTAGCCGCCCCTCCGGCGCCGCCTAAAGCACCGCTTGCTTTATCCGCGCTCTTTGCTACCGCATCCGTTCCGGCTGTCACGCCCTTAGGATTGATAGCAAGCTTTGCAGTACCTCCCAGCATGGAGAAGAAGCTTCTTAACGCGCTTATGGCTGTTAGGATTCTACCGATTAAGATATTCAGCATTCTTACTACAGGACTAAGCACGGCAATGAGGCCGCTACCTATGGCGGCTTTAAGGCTATCAAATTGCAAGGACAAAAGCCTTACCTGGTTAGCCCAGCCGTCCGAGGTCCTCATGAAGTCGCCTTGTGCAGCAGAAAGCTGGTCTTGCACGAATTTAAACCGAAGTGCCACCTTCTCCGCTTCAGACATAGACTTAGTAGTCTTACCGAAGCCGTTGGCCATAGCAAAGGCGTCCAGTGCGGTCTGTGTCATTACGACACCTAAAGACTTAAGGCTTTCCGTCTCACCGGTAAACACGGATTTAAGCTTTGTATAGGCTTCGTCCTGACTCATGTTGTAGAAAGACGCTACGTCTCCGGCAAGGCCTGTTAAAGCAGTAGCCATGTCATAGGCTTGCCCCTCGGAGAAGCCGAAGGCTTTTCCCATAGCCCCAAAGGTTCCTGTAAAGTTCTTGGCCATCGTCTCAGATAGACCGAACTGCGCTGCGGCATTCTTTGCAAAATTGTCTATCTGTTTATTCATCGTAGGAAAGACGGTATCTACTACGTTTTGCACCTCGGAAAGGTTGGAGCTTAGTTCTATACATTCTTTACCAAAGGATATAAGCTTTCCAACTGCAAAGGCTCCGGCAAGCATTTTACCGGCTTTCGTAGCAAGTCTCGTTATGTTGTTTAATCCTGCCTCAAAATCGCCCTTATTAAGGACTAAGTCAAGGCTTACCTGCCCTACGCTATCTCCCATTTATCCCCCTTTCCTACGATAAAAGCGAAAACAAGCTGGCTTCCAGCTTTCTCATTTCCGCTGCGTATTCTTCCTCTGTCATTCTTTCACTCTGTTTTGTACGCCAGTCGTCGTAAATCTTCCTTTGGTACGAAGAAAATCGTTTGATGGTCTCCTGGTCTGTCTCACTGCGGATTGCTACTACCTTACCAAGGGCAGTGTCCGCGGATAGACCGGATAAAAGGGCAGAAAACTCTGCCCAGTCAACCGTCTTAAAATCCTTCGTAGATAAACGAAGGCCGTACTGTGACAGGAAGCTGGAAACTATCAAGTCCCAGTCTTCAAACAGGTCATAGTACGGCTCATTACTCTTTTTCTTGCTTCTCTCCTGTGATTAGCTCTACAGCGGCTTTGATCACCACAATCAGGTCATCAAAGCTAAGCTTAAGCTTTGCAAGCTTCTCTCTGGATTCCTCCGGGAACAGAGTCTCGTAAGCTTCATTTACTTCCTTCGCTCCGGCATCACCGCCCATAAACTGGAGCACCTTCAACATGGAAGGCGCGTCACTGTTTACTTCAATCTCTTTCCCCTTGATGATTAAGCAGCTGTTTTCTTCAAAGTTCAGTCTGTCTGTAATATCAATCTTCTTCATGGATTAACCTCCGATTCCGGGTGTAGCCGGTGCAGGGGTAATAGTCGGCTTACCATAGCACTCTGCATCGAACTCCAATGCATCAATTCCTGTGGTGTCTCCACCGCCCGGTGTGGTTACGTTGATAACTACAGGACAGGTAAGCTTTGCGCCGGATACCATAGTCCATTCAAACTGTGTCATTACATCGGGTCCAAACTTCCATGCAAGGTCTGCGATATAGTCGTTTGCCTTGTCTCCTACACATCTCTTTCCCTTAAACTTAAATGACATCTTCTTACCGGTCATAGCTGCCTTAGACCAGCCCTCCGCATCCATTGCAAACCAGTTCTCCACTGTTCCGTCGATGGTAGGCGCAAAGTTCTCGAGATCCTTTGGTGTTGCCATGTCCTGAGGCTTACTGTCCATGCCCTTAAGACCGAACTTAAACTGATTAGAATGCACCGGATATACTTTTCCTGCTACTTCGCTCATAATCATTTCCTTTCATAAATTACATCAATCCAGATAACGAACTCATAGACTCCGCTATCGTCGGTTCCTACGTCTTGTGGTTCCGGTACTGCCAAGGATAGGTAACGAACCACGGTATCACCTATCTGAAAAGCTTTGTCTTTTGCCTGTAAAAATTGAAAAAGCTTTATGGCTGCGTCTTCCGTTTCCACAAAGCTTTTATTCCAATGAATTAACAAAGATATCGGAGAAATGCCGTAGCTTGTATGCTCTAAGCCTCCTAAGGCCTTGATGGGCGTGCCGCTGGACTTCCTGTGATAGATTCCAAGGGATTTCTCCTTTTTATTATCCAGTTTTCCGATATAAACCTGCTTAAAAAGGCCACTGTCCTTAATTAGCTGCTGAATTACTTTCAGCGGTAGCACTAAACATCCCCCCTCTCTTTGTAAAACTTCATGAAGGCATTCTTTGCAAAGTCTTCCTTCTCTCCGCCCTTCTCCCAGTCCTCGAACCATTGCCCTTTAGCGTTGGGGTTTTCGGACGTGTCGAAGTTAAATTCCGGGTGATAGTAAAGCCTTCTTGCGTATGGTGTGGAGTGCACAAGTCTTACCACTCCTCTATCTGCATCAGAATCGTCTACAAAGGCAGATTCGTTCTGCAAATTACCGGTTTTAAAGGGTACTACTTGGCTTTGCACTACATCGCTGTGCACTGCTTCTCCTGTCATGGCAAGGGCAGTTACTGCCGCCTTAGAAAGCTGTTGTATCCTCGGAAAGTTCATTTTTACCGTGCTTTTAGCCTTCATTATTTCACCTCCAGCTTGCAATAATTCACTGTCCCGTCAGGATTCCTTGCTTTCATACCGTGAACGATTTCTCTTTCCTCGGAAAAGACCGTTACAGTTCCTCCGGATAGACTAGGGAAGTTTTCTGCAATGTCTCCCGGGAAGTAGGCTGTTCCGGTACACTCCACAAGTTTCTTTTCTTCCGTGAAAATGGTTTTTACACTGTCTTGGAAGTTGCAAAGAAGGCTTAAATCAAGAGAGCGTTCAGGCTCTCCGTCTTCCGTTATCCCTTCACTGGTTAAATGCACCTCGATAGGAACCTTACAAAGGCTTTTGGGAACTAAACAAGGATACTTCATACTTCCTCCTATATCGCCTTACAGCACAGCCCTGTTTGACAGAGCAAAGCGTAAAGGGAGCGACTAATTGTCACCCCCTTTTCTACCATTACCTTCTCGCTGGAAGATAATTTCACGCTTGCTCCGTTAAGGCTATACTCGCTTAGCGGCGATTCTAAAAATTCCGCGTTGTCGTATTTGAAAAGGGCGAGCTCTCCAGCTACCTCTTCGATAATCTCTTTTTGAAAGTCAGTGAGATGCCCAAACCCAATTCCACGAATGCGGTTATAGCTTAAAGTATCGATGTCCCTACTTGCCCTGTTTAAAAGTTCGTCTATCTTGTCCTCCGGAACGCCTGCACCGTACCTCTCAATAAACTTTGTTTTATCCAGGTAAGGACTCATCTTAGTTACCTCCGTCCTCTACGGTTTCAACCCCTTTATTCTTCCCTTTCCCTTGGGGCTGGGCTTTCTGCAGTTCTGCTTCAAGTGCTTCCAGCTTCTCCTGAAGCGCTGCATACTCGCCATAGGACACAGTCTTACCGGGAGCCGCTTCTAAAAGTTCTCCGTCATCGCCGTAAATATCAAATCCCTGCGTAAGGTAAAACCCCTTCTGAGAATCATCGATGAAGTATTCCTTATTTTCTTTTACTGCTCTCACGCTCTACCTCCTTAGTGCTTAGTTACGTGTGCTGCACAGCCTGCAACCCTTCTCTCAATCATGAAGAGATCCCAGTAGTTTCGATTCTGATACAGATATCCGTCTGCGGTTCTGGAATCAGTTCCCGGAGTGAAAAGAGAAATGTATGCGTACTTGTCTCTTGCTACTACGCAGGAAGGATGTACCAGAATAAAGTTAATCTGATCCGCATCGGCAGCGGCCACACATCCGTTAGTGAAGTTGTACTTGGTCTTCATACGTCCGGAAGGAACCATCTTAACCGTTACCTCATCCAAGCTATGAATGCTTCTGTCTACAGCATTGGAGCTGTTTACAGTGATCATTCGCTGGATGCCGTCCGCTTCCTTTAACAGCTTGTTTACGGTCGGCGTAACATAGAGGATTCTTCCTTCTACAGGCACTCCCGCATCGTCCATCTTGGACATTTCCTCATCGAAGACAGCCAGGATATTCTGTGCAGTAAGAACGGTGGTGCTGTCGATTCGTCCGTGGAAGGTAGTAAGCTCTGTATGAAGCTTAGAGAAGTTGTAGCAGTCCTTCTCAGGGATTGCCTGCTCCGTCTCAAAAGTATTCTGGATATTTGCAACGGACAAAGCAAGGTTTGTCTCATCGATATCCATAGGATCCACGAAGAACTCGATATCTCTATCGTGGGCAAGCTTCTTAGGCTCCCAGTCATTAGAGATAGTGCCGGCATTGAAGCCTGCGGTTCTTGTGTGGTCCTTATAGCCGGACAAGGTAAGGCGAGGAAGCTTAATGGTCTGCGCATTAAGGAAGGTAATCTGTGGATTACTGTGCATTAATGCATCAGAGCAAAGCTCCCTCTCATACTTCTGTGCCAAAAACTGTGTAAACTGTTCTGCGTACTGATATACTGCCATAATTAAATTTCCTTTCTCCTATTCAGGATTAACTTAGTCCGAAGGCTTTCTTTAATGCCTCCGATTCATTCTCATTTTTGCTACCGCCGTTTGCACCTACGGCTTGGAACCCTGTAGCCTTGGTATTAGAAGCCTTAAGCTGTGGGATATCCTCCAGCACCTTATTCAGAGCCTTCTTAACATCCTCTTCCTTAAGTTCCTTTCCGTCTAAAGCGGTAAAATCCGCCATCTTTAAGACGTAGGGAATCGTTTTAGCGTCAAGCCCTAAGCTTACCGCTTGCATTGTGGCAAACTGCTCAAGCTTTGCCCGCTTAGCCTCTTCCTGTGCAGCAGTAAGACCGCTTTGAAGGGTAGCTAGGTCAGGCGTGTTCTTTGCCTTTTCCTCTTTAAAGGCATTAATTGCCTTTTCTACCTCTTCCTGCGTAAGGCCTTGCTGTTTGAAATAGCCTTTCATAGCTGATTCCTCTGCCGCTTTAGTTCTCCCCTCAATAATCTGCGCAAGCTTGTCATAATCAATCCCCGGCATGCTCTGCCCGTTCTGATTCTGAGGCATTCCCTGCTGATTATTAGACTGCTGTGTTCCTTGTTGGGTGTCTTGACCCTGTGCATTGTTTTCCATATTCTCCTCCAGTTTTATGTGTGTCTCACAATATAGTTTCCCTGTTTTTACAAGGTGTCTCCTCGTAGTTTTACGCCTTCGGGCAATATAAAAAGCACCGCCCTATGGACAGTGCTTTAAAGCATGATATGATGAAAGAAAAAAGGAGAAAATGCATGATAGATCCTACTTCTAAGAAGGTACTTCACTACCTCTACAATCTTCCCGATTTTACTTTCGATGTAAATAAACAACTGAACCCCCCGGACTTTCTAAGCAGGGATTCTTTCTTATCCTGCCTTGAGTACCTTGAGCAGGAAGGCTATATCCGTATCACCCGAATAGGTGAAAATCAAGCCTTTCTTTCGGCAGTCCTCACCCATAAAGGGCGACACTTTCGAGCATTCAATTCCATCGCCCTTAAAAGATACTTACTGGACAAATGGATTGACTTAATCGCCCTAATTATCTCTATAATTGCCCTTTTGGGCGCCTATCGCCATGAAATCAGTGCGTTACTACACCTATTAATGCCAGGATAGACAGGATAAATGCCAGCTTGGAGAACCAAGAAAAATCTTCCCAGCCGTCCCATAGCTTTTCTTTCTTCATACGCTCCTCCTATTTTACGATGTGAATAACCTCTTTCAGCATTTCTTCGGCTTTCTTCATGAGACCGTTTTCTTCCAAGTATTCCAAGCCTTTAAGCGTAATCTCAGGCCGCACAAGCTTAACTTTTGGATAGCTTACATCGAAGGACTCCCAAACTTCCCCGCCGGTAATGTACCCTTCTTTTAGAAGCATGGCCATAAGCCTCGACCACATCGGAAGGCTGATACTTAATGCTTCCGGAGAAAGCAGTTCGCTATCCCACTCTTCCAAGTCCATAGCCTTATGTAGGATAGATAGGATTCTGTAAATCTGTTTGAATTGCTCCATAATCACTCCTTTTTAGGCAATAAAATACCACCGAAGACCGGTGGTAGATTAGTTTTCTTTTATGCTGTCGCCCGCGATTAATAGAGACCGAATTTATGCGATATTTCATCACGGCTTTCTCTCAATTTCTCTCTTAAGTCTGGTGGAATCACTATTTTCTTTGACTCCTCAGCGCTTGGCATTTTACTATCATCTGCGAGATCAATCAGTTCTCCATTGATTTCCTTTAACATGACTTCTACCTCTCTAGAAAATTTAAATGCGCCGATTTTTGTAATGCTTCAACTACAGCTTTTGATGCTTCCTCTTCAATCGTTGCATCCGCATATCCTATCATATCTCTTTTAATTTTATTGTACATGTTCTGAATATATTCGTCAATATTATCCAAAGGCTTTAACTTTTCAATCTTATATACTGTGCCGTTGTGGCAGATGATAGTGGAACCAATCTGCCATTCTCTGTCAAAAAGCTTTTTTATGTCATCCCTAGACGGAAACGAACTATTCGGATGGTTGTGAAGAACCTCGAAGGGAATCTTCCAACTGTTTAATTTCTCTTCTTCGGTCACAGAAAAACCGCTGGAATGCATCCGCATATTAACTGCGGATGTATTTTTAACAAGCCGCTTTCCTGTTCTGGCGTCTATGGCCACTATCTCTTCGTAGAATGTATTGTTTCTTGCTTCCAAGATTTCCATAGCTTCTTTGTATATTGATTCACTCACCACTTTATTCTTTCCCAGCCCTTCAAATTTATCGTGGTACTTCTTCGTGTTCACCAATTCAAGATTGACGTGCCCCATATCGCGAATGCCGTCGTCTTTGATGTGTGCGAGTTCCTTTTCGCCGCCCATAACGCTTGACAGGGCTTTCCACTGCTCCGCCTTCCGTGCGTACTGCTTCTTATTCTCCGGATCCAGCGAGAACTTGGACAACCTTTCAAACTTCGAGACCTGATGTTCAATCCGCTTTTCCTTTTGCTCTCGGTTATAGTCTTCTGCTACTTCCTCAAGCTCTTCTTTAGTCCACTTCTCCTCTCCGGCATGAAGTTCCGGGAAGTAGGTGGTGTGACTGTCTTTGCAGTTCGGATGGTAAAGCCCCGCCCCTATCGCGCTGGATAGAAGCGGATAGTCTCCGTCCTTCTTGTTTCCTCCTGACCAAACATCGTCTATAAAGACTTTTCCAACAAAGGGAGCACACTTCGGGCAAGGATTACCTCTCTTTGCCAGTATTACCGTAGTAATGCCCCACTTCCTTCTCTTCTCCCCTTCTCCGCTTAGATAGGCTCTTTTATTTGCGGTCCTTACCGCCATTCTTGCGTAGTTTGGAAGCGTATGCCTGGCACCGTTCTTATACTCAACGCAATTAAGGCCGCTGGACAGCATGCTCTTAGTCGCCATGTCTACAGCTTGCTCGTAAGTACCCGCGCCGCTGTTTGCATAAACCTGCGCATTAAAAATGGCCTTACGATACTGATCGTCGGCCATACGGAGTATTGCTGTTTCTGCTTTAGTCATGTCTGACTTAGTAGCTTTGATTAACGCCTCCAGCTTGTTTTTATTAAGCTGGAAGAATCTTCCGGTTAGAGGGTTCATAGACTGCCTAAGCTTTGCGCCTTTCTTGGCGGCACGAAGTATCTTTCTTTCCTCGTGCATTCCACCTGCTGCGTAGGACTTCCGGATAGCTTCTTCTATCTTTTCATTGATAGCTGAGAATCTTCCGGAGTACTTCTCCTTATTGTCCTGCCGATAGGCTCTAAGGCTTTTAAGCTGTTCGGCCTGCCACATGGTCCATTCTTTCTCTTCCTTGATTTCCTCAATTCGGTGCCTTCCCATGTTTCGAATCATGGAAGCAATGAGTTCTTCCTCGATTCTATCGAGTGCTTCTCCGATGTCATACGCCATTCTGATGCACCTTAAAGCCTTGCAAGCGGTAAGACCTGATTAGTTCTTTCAGTTTACCCTTACTCTTGCAATCATCCTTCCTAAGCTCTGCCATGCCGTCTTTTTCCAAAGCATACACACCGAAGGGCACTTGCTCAGACGCCAGCTTAAGCATCTGTCTGTATTCCTCCGGGCTCATTTTGTAGCTGTGGTTTAATATTTGGACTACCATCTATTCCCTCCTCTACTGAAAAGTCCGGCTCCTCTACGCTGGAAATGCCTTGCTCCTCTTTTAGCCTTGCGACTTCCTCTTTCTTCCACTCATCATCCTTTGTATCGCCGTAGAGCTCTTCAATCTGTGCCTCGATACTCATCATAGCTACCCCCGGTCTTGCCTTGGCCAATGTTTCTACTTGACTCTCAAATGAGGGGGAAGCGTATTCGCCGAAGGGGATATTGACCTTGACTTCTTCAATGCTTTCTCCTCGGAGGACTTTCTCCGCATTGATACACTGCTGAATTAGTCTCGGTATCTGCTCTTGAATAGCCTTTACGATGCTCGCTCTGGTGTATAGCGTGGTCTTCTCTTTTTCCCTTTGCGCGAGAGCATTGTCCAGTTTCTTCGTATCAATCCCCAAAGTGGAGGGGCTGATAATTCCTTGCAGGCAAAGGTCTAAGGCAGTAATGTAGGAAGCCATATAGCTGTCATGAGGGATATTTGGCTGCGTAACAGTGATTGCATTCTTTGCGCCCTCTGAGATATCGTCCGCTCCGGCAATAAATCGATTGTCGAAAGCATTAGGCTTTAAAAGCATTCCGTTATTCGGGTCTCTCGGGATAAAACTTTCAGGAACATAGGTTTTAGACCGCCCCGCCCTCAAAGCGTCCATCCATTGACTCCATGCTTCGTCTAAGGCATCGAAGGAATCCAGCTTTCCGTCATAGATAGAAGAACCTCTTCCTTCATACTTTGCATTCTCATAAATCTTAAAGGGTACGGCCATCATCAGGCTTTCGTCAAAGGTCCAGTCCTGCACGTTTTCAGGCAAAGGATATTCCTGCTCATTCCTATAAAGCTTATGCCGGATATAGCCTCTTCCGTAGTGTGCATGAAGGACGCCGCCTTCATCCCAAGGAATCTTGAAGATAACCTCTTTCAGTCTTCCGTAGCGATAGACGAACTCTACGCGCTCTCCCGGTACCCACTCGATAATCGGGTGTGCGCTTTCGGCTGGATCCAGCACAATACGGAAAGCACCGTCACCGACTACAAGGGTGTCCTTTAAGCAGGTATCCATTAAGGCTTCAAAGTGGTTCTCTTCTTCGATATCCTCCCAAAGGTTCTTCTGAATATCGCTGTCAAACTCGAAAGCGTTCATATCCGGAAGAACGATAGCACTAAGCATTTTTACGATTAGTCCGGGAAGTCCAGTATGGATTTTCCGAATCTCCATGCCCGCTGTAGGCTTTGCACCCCAAAACTTCTGTGCGTCGTTTAACATTCTGCACTGCTGATACAGCTGTTCCAGTTCGTTTCCGTCTGCTCTGTACCATATTTTGTTTCGAATGGCTGCAGTCTCAAAATCCATGAAGCTTTGAATCGAAACATGATAAGGGCTTATAGGCTGAATCTGCAGCCAGGTCTGTAATCCTTTTTTAAACTTATCTGTCATACTCTTTATCCATCCCACTGTTTATCTCTCCAATCAGCTTTCTAAACGGTATCCAGGCATACTGTGAGGCGTTTATCGTGTGATCGTGTCCATCCTCGGGTATATCTTTATCTTCCTCCCAAGAATAGCTGTTCAACTCTCTAATATGCTCCGTGCAATCCTCGGATACCAAATACTTCCCTTCTGCAATCCAGCCTAGCTGGTGATTAATACGGTCAATGATACTTACTTTCTTGTAGCTGTTTACAAAGGTGTAAAGGCTTCCGTGGTTCCGCTTAAGCTTCTTAAGCTCTGTTATGGTCGCCTGGTCTGCTGAATCAATGAACACGTCTCTCGCAAAGCCGTAGTCCTTTCTACAGGATTCCAGAAAGGCTATAAACTTTACAGCTGTGTCCGATGGTGCTAGAGGCTCCCGCCTATCCCTGTTATTGTATACGCATTCTCTTAGCACTATGCAGCGCTTGTCCTTGGTAATGCCTAAGAACATCATTGCTATAGTGTCTTCGGAATGAGAGGAGTAGGAGGTGTCAAGCCCTGCGGTGAACTTCACAAAAGGATTAATGCTATGCGGAATCTTCGCAATCTCCTGTCTGCTTAGTACATGAGTCTTTTCATCGAAGTTAGAAAATACAAGGCCTGTAGAACGACCACGCAAGCCCTCAATCTTATTTTTCCATATCTTCGTACCTCTGGGCGTGTTTCTAAGAATCTGCTCAAGCTTCTCTTTAGGTAATCCCAAATTATGAGAAAAAGAAAAGAACCAGTGCACCCAGCCGGGCTTCGGTTCTTTCACTAAGCATTCTCTTATTTCTTTCGGTGTTTCGCTTTCCCACTCAGGAAGTGGCCTTGCATGGTCTACATACTCTGAATAGACAGGAAGCGAAGGATCGTCGGGATTCAGGGTTCCCATCATGTAATCACAGCGCATTGCCGCCTCACGGACAAAATCAATATCCGCCGTGTTTATCTCATCGATGTAAAGGCATCCATACTGTCCTCCTAAGGCTTTCTGCCACTTCTTTTTATCGCCATAACCTAAAACATATACTGTCTTATCCCCTCCGCTTGCATGGAAAAGGATGTGCGGTATTTTGTCTTCGCTGGTGCCGTTTCCGTTGTACTCAACAAGTGCACCGAAGTCGTCTACAATGCCTAAGTCCTTATTGATGATATTCTTTTCTGCTGTACCGGTATCCTTTGCCGCTATGATGTGGAGCTTCTTCTTACTGCTTGCGACCTTCAGCATGAACTTAAACAGGCCTACGGTCGTCTTGCCCGCACTCGTCGTGCCTTCAAGGAACTCTACGGATGCGTTGCACCGGAGAAAGGCCTTGTACTTGTCCGATAGGAGGAGCTGTTCTCCGCTCATGAATCATCCCCTGCGCCTAACTGGCTAATAAGATTGTCCAGCTTAGACTGCTCAGATTCAAGGCCGGACACCTCAACCTTATCCTTGAACAAGCCAAACCGCTTTCCTAGCAATTCAGCAGCCCTCAGCCTTTCTTTTTCGTCCGGCGCCTTTTTGAAGCGTCTGGCTTCGGAGCAACCGTCTCCCAGTCCTTCGACTACTACAACCTCTGCCGTAGACTCGCCACGCATTACGGAAGTAAGGTATTCCATCACCTCTGTGGCTGTGGCCATGCGGTCGCTACTCATGCTTGCGAGAATCGGCTCAATCGCCTTTTTAACTTTATCATTTGTTAGCAGTCTACTTGCTAAAGCTGCAGCAGTTTCATTCTTCTTCACGGAAGGATATGCGACACGATAAGCCCTTGTGCCGTTCATATCAACCAGGTATTCTTCAATAAACTTTTTCTGCTTGTCTGTTAAATCGTCTTTGTTTTTCACTAAGGCTCATCCCCTTTCCAACAATATCCTTTAGTAACAAAAAGGGAGCCACCGTTAAGCGGCTCCAAGCTTCAAAAGGAGTTCCATGTTACATGGCAAATGGCAAGATGCGTTCCGACACCAAGTCCATTATTATTGTAAAACGAACTTTCCGAACAAAACGAACAATTTTCACATTTTTGCTATTTTTTCTCGAAAGACCTATCGTGGATTACGATTCTTACGTATTCCTCGGATACGTTGCCCAGCTTCCTGGCTATCCAGCGCCAAGTTCTATCCTCTGTATAACGGCTCCGGATAACAAAGCGTAGCCTATCGTCCTCTATAGACTCAATCCAGCTTTCGACTTTACGGATTCTTGCTTCGAGGTCTGAAAGCTTTTTAAGTCGTCTCTCGTAAAGCTCCTGATTGAATCCGTCAAGATGGACTACCTTCTTAAAGCCTTTTGAGTAGTCGTGCCCGAAGTCATGAACAGTCTCGCCGATCATGTTTGAGATTTCCTTCTCCAGTATACCGATGTTTTGCTTCCAGCCTCGGTACTTCTTTAATTGTTCCTTTGTCATTCTTCTCCTCCTGCATCTAACTCCCATGCACTCTCGCCCTTATCAATAAAGGCTTGAACAATTTTCTTTACAGTCTTTTCTCCTATGCCGTCAATCTTAAGCAAGAACTCTTCCATGGTGTCCTTGTCAAATTCCAAGATACTAGGCATAGAATCCTGTCCATCTTGAAAGCCGCTCTGGTATACCGATACCGCCCAGGCGTTCATTTGGTTATAGCTATACCGCTTCAAGGCTTGATAGTTTCCAAAGTTCAAAGGCTTAAGCATATGCTACTCCTTTCCAAGCCTCGCCTTTAAGGCTCTAAGTACATCCTCTTGATTCTGCCCCTTTTCACTCAGGGACTTTTTAATATCATGGTCTACCGTATCTGTACAAAGCAGCTCATGCACGATAACCGGTTTTTCTTGCCCTTGCCGGAAAAGTCTGGCGTTCGCCTGGGCGTACAGCTCATAGCTCCACGGCAGCGAGAACCAAATGATATGTCGCCCGCCGTATTGGAGATTGATTCCATAAGCCGTACTTGCAGGATGGGCAAGTAAAATATCAATCTTCCCCTTGTTCCAGTCTTCCTCATCCTTAGGGCTTTTAAACTCTCTAACTTCTAAGCCTGACTTCTCCAAAGCTTTCAGGATCCTATCCTTGTCATGCTTGAAATTATAAAAGACCAATGCGGATTCTTCATTTAACTCTTCCACAAGCTCCGTAAAACGCTCCAGCTTACAGTCATGAATATGATTCACTACTTTATCCTCATCGTAGATAGCACCGTTCGCACACTGGGAAAGCTTGTTGGTAAGCACTCCGGCAGATACCGCAGTTATCTCTGACTCCTCCAAGGATAAAACCATGTTCTTTTCCAAATCCTGATAGGCCTTTAAGGCTTTCTTATCCAAGTCAACGGGTATCTCGTTATAGACAATAGAGGGAAGCTCCAGATAATCTTTAGCCTTAAGGCTTATACAAATGTCGGATATCTTTTTTGTGATAGCTTCTTTCGCTCCGGGCTTTAAAGTGTATCCAAACCCTGAATAGTCCTTTGTAAAATACCTGGTTCTATAGTGGGTTACATATTCTCCTAGTCGCTCTCCCCTATCCAACAAATAGATTTGGCTCCAAAGGTCTTCCATGCTTTTAGGATTCGGTGTTCCGGTAAGGGCTATTAAGCGATTCACAAAGGGCAGCGTTCTTTTTAAAGCTTTAAAACGCGTGGCCTGAGGATTCTTAAAGCTGGAGCTCTCATCTACCACAACCATATCGAAGAACCACTTCCGCCCAAGAGTTTGACAAAGCCAAGCCACATTGTCCCGGTTAGTGATGTAAATATCAGCAGCTTGATTGATAGCAGCTATGCGCTCTTTTGCAGATCCTAAGACCTTAGATATCTTTAAATCCTTAGTATGTTCCCATTTTTTAGATTCCGTGGTCCATGTGCTCTCTGCCACCTTCTTCGGAGCAATAACCAGAACCCTGAAAATATCCAGTCTGTCCTTTAGCTCCATAATAGCCGACAGGGTAATAATAGTCTTGCCAAGTCCCATGTCTAAGAAAAGGCCTACAGACTTGTCTTTTACGATGCGGTCTATACACATGGTCTGATAATCATGTGGTTTGAACTCCATAGGCTTCCACCTCCTCTCATCTATACTCCGTTCCGGATAGGCAGTTATTTTGAAAGTCTTCTACAAACTTCCTAACCCCCTCCATGCCGTAGATTACATAAACTTCCTGCTTTAATGCTTTAAGCTTTTTTATTTGAATCTCCTGCAGAGAAGACAGCCTACCCTTTATGGTTTTCAGTTCGGCAAAAAATACCTTGCCCTCTTCCGTAATGAATAATCTGTCCGGAACACCCCTGCAATTTGGAGAAACGAATTTATACGATTCGCACCCAAGATTCCAAAGCATCCGCACCAACGCTTTTTCCACTTTCCTTTCCTGTTCTACCATTACACAAACCTTTCAAAAAATTTAGATGGTAACCATGGTAACCAACTTTTCGATTTTCCTAACATATATAGGAAAAGTAGAATGTATTTATTTTATCTATTAAATACATGCATATATAAGCTGTATTTAAGTATTTAAGTCTGTAAATTGCTTAGTTCTTCTTTAAATAAAATATTTTCTTTTTTAGTAAAATATTGGTTACCATTGTTACCAGTAGCCTATAAACCCAGTATTTAAGCCGTTTTTTAGACTTTATACTGGTAACCAACTAGCTAAAAACTGGTAACCATGGTAACCAACTTTTATATAGTTTATTATTTTTAACTTAATTGCTAAAAAATAGATGGTTACCAGTAGACCAAGTTGGTTACCAGCAAAATGCTATTTTTGACTACTTATCAGGTGGCCTATAGCATCTTTGTTTTCCATAATTCACATCCCTGACAGTGCTTTTTTTCCAGCCCTTCATCTGCTTAATTATCTTGTTATATCTATTCGACTCCTGCTTCTTTAGACTGTTTATTTCAAGCCTAAGCATCTCGCAGTGGATATTCTGCGCAGACAGATAAGGCATAGGCATAAGCGGTGAATCATCCTTATCCTGCTCTCCTCTTTCCAGCTTATCCAAGTACATTCGTCTGCTCATAAGGTCCATTTCCAGCCAGTTGCTAGGAACCATAATCTCAGAAAATCTCTCTACCAAAGATTCATAAGGATCCTTTTCAGAATACTCCTCATGCATCTTCGCAAGGGTTTCACTGCTTTCTTTGGAAAGAACCTGGTACTCCAGTTCGTCATAGTTTCCCTCGCATAGGCTCACGCCGAAGCAAACTTCCGCCCATATCTGGTCTACCTCCTGCTCCGTAAGGTCTTTCCAAATATCCTTCTTTACCCTGTCCGCATCTACCGGCAAAGGATAAAATCTTCGGTTTCCGGTGGTATCCTTCAAAAACTCATCTTCATTACTGGTACCAAAGAAAACGCATTTTCTAGGGTGCTCCTTGCTTCGCCTAGCATAAGACTCTCTGTAGTTCGAGCTTCTCGTTGATAAGAACTGCTTGATTTCCGTAGATTCCTGACGGTTCAAGGCTGTAAGCTCTGAAACCTCTACAATCCACTTTCCGGCAATCGTGTCCTCCGCTTCCTTACCGCTGAACTTCACTAGGGAATCGGTAAACCATTCCTTTCCCAGCTTCTTAAGAATCGTACTCTTTCCTATGCCCTGTGCCCCCACTAAGATAAGCATATTGTCATACTTCGCGCCGAACTTGAGAGCTCTTATAACACAGGCCTCTAAGGTTTTCCTTGTGATTTCTCTTGTGTACTTGCAGTCCTCTGCTCCTAAGTAGTCTATAAATAACGTTTCTACCCGGCTCTTGTTGTCCCAGCTTAAGGCTTTCAAATAATCCGCTACCACATTGATCCGGTGGTCTTTAAAGACTAAGGAAAGGGCCGCATTTGCCTTTTTCTCGTGGTGTATCTTGTAGAAAAGCTCCAGATACCAAAACAAGCCGTTATCATCTTCATCAGTCCACTCGTGATTGCCGCTTTTATCCCAAGGCACTGCACCTCCGCAAAACTTCTTATCTGTAAAAGAGTCAGAATAAATCTTCCCTTTTAGGTTATGATCGTTCTCCATAACCTTTTTAAAGTTATCAATAGTTGGAAGAACTCGCCCTTCTTCATTGACCAAAAGCTTATTCATCCACTCCGTATCTACTTCGCCCTTAGATACTTTCTCAATCTCCCCCTTAGAGTGCTCGCTGTCGTCTTCCTCAAAGGCTTTCTGTGCCTCTAGGATTCGCTCCTCATGTAAGCACCTCATAGCCTCGGAGTCTGACATAACGAGCTTCTCCATCTCTTTAAAAGACGGCCTATTGCTCTCCAGTATGGTGCTCCGGACGTTGTCGTCCAAATCCCCAAACTTGTGAATACGTACTAAGTCAAAGGCATTCACAAGGATTCCGCTGCATGGATCCGTAGCATGATGAGAGTAAAGAAAAGTGTCATGGTCATAGAGCACTGCTCCTCCGGTGGTAGAGCCGTCTGCATAAGTCCAGCGGTCTGCCTTATCGGTTGGAACATAAATCCCTTTAAGGAATTTCGCTATCGCCGAAGGGATATCATAGGTCTTACAGAAAGCGCCTATAAGGCCGTTCTTCTCTAAAGGGTTCCCTTGCTTAGCAATGTGCTTCCGGATAAGAAGATTTTCGGTCTTACAAGTCGGCCACTCTGACACATTTTGCCAGTCGTGGTACAGGCCTAAGACTTCTTCCTTCTTAACAATCTCCCCCGGAAAGACTTTGAATAGGTAGTCCGCGCCTTTACAGATGGATGGGAAGTACATCAAACGGTTTGCTTCAAAGGTAGTCGGATCCGCATAGTCTATTCCTATCTGACTTGCCAGCATTCTGGATAAAGGCTCGTACTCCTCAACGCTTGAGGGCTCTGCTAAAGGAAAAAGGATTCTAAGTCTTGGCTTATCCTTTGTGTGCTTTCTCGTGCTGTAAATTAATGCAGCATAGCCAAGCTTCTCTACCGCCTCCAAAATACCGTCTAAGTCGGTTCCGGGGATATTATCAAGGTCAAGGGTAACAAGTTCCCGGCTTACGACATCTGTAGCCTTTCTTGTTGCGCCTTTCAGCGTTCCTCCTACGAAGCCGCCTACGTCCTTTAATTCGTCTTGCATATCCTTAGGCAAGGCCATGTATTCGGAAAAGCTTTCCGCCCCCTCCTTAGGAGTCGCGAATAAGGCGGTAAAATCATTCCAGCTATATTCTTTTTCTTTCCACTGCTTAGACTTTCTATTACTTGCAATGGAGACTTTAATCTTTCTGATAGAACTGTCCACTGAATCCCGCCCCTTTCAAAATTAAGCCTTTAGCCCACGGTATAGGCTCTGCCATAATGCTGCATAACTCTTCTACTGTTAAATCCATTCCGGCATCCACAATAACTTCATCGTGGACATGGAAAACGATTCTGTAGCCTTTGCTTGTTATCCTGTCCAGTGTTTCGCAAAGGCAGTCCCTCGCTATGCCCTGGACAATATTCTCTACCAGCTTCCCTCCGAAGGTGCTGGACTCTTCCCACTTCTTCGTAGTTTGGTTCTGCGTGTAAAAATATAAGGACTCTCCTCCGAACTGGTTTAAACCGATGTAAGGCTTACAGTAGAAAAGCTTACGTTTACTCGGTAATTCTATAGTTAAGAACCTTAACCATACGGAATATAAGGCCGTTCACTTGCCTTGCCCTTCCGTCTCGCACGGTCCTTAGCGCATAACTTCCAACAGCAGACCACAAAGTCACAATCCTTTGATTAGCAGCTCTCCATCTGTCCACAATTTCCGGAAGTTCCTCTTCTGAAAGCCCCATCTTTAAAGCTCCCATAGAGATTAGAGCGTTCGTCCCTCCTTGATAGCCCAGTGCTAAAGTCGCAACCTTTCCTTTTTGACGGAGAGCGTATTCCGGATTGCCTTTAGCAATCTTTTCAATAGGAACATGGAACATCTGAGAGGCTGTTGCTTCATAAATCTTTCCATGAGTCGCAAAAACTTCCTGCACCCATGTTTCCTTTGCAAGCCAGGCGATAACTCTTGCCTCGATTGCTGAGAAGTCCGCTACAACAAACTGATTGCCTGTACTCGGAATAAATGCTGTTCTAATAAGCTGAGATAAAGTATCCGGAATACTGTCGAAAAGAAGCTTTAAGGTTTCGTAGTCCTGCCTTTTTACACAGTCTCTAGTTTCTGCCAAGGGCTCTAAGTAGTTCCTAGGGAGATTCTGCATCTGCACAAGCCTACCGCTGAACCGCCCTGTTTTACTGGCCCCATAGAATTGGGAGATACCTCTTACTCTATCCCCCTCTCCTATAGTGTTTGTCATGGCTTCGTACTTCTTAACGGAGGTCTTTCCTAACTGCTGCCTGATTTCCAATACCCTTCGCACCTTTAGAGGTAAATCTTCTTTCAGAGCGCTTTCTATCGTCACTTTCTGGGTATTCTCTAAAGGATATCCCTGTGCATTTACCCAATTAAGTAATTGCGTAGGGCTGTTAGGGTTCTCAAGCTGTGTAAGCCTTACAGCCTCATTTAGAAGCTCCTCTTCGCACCGCTCTTGAATCCTTATTGCACCGTTCACAAGCTCCGTATCTACTTTTACGCCGTAGGCATTCATAGCGATATCCTGTCTCCAGCGCTCCCATTCAAGCTCCGGAACAGGAAATCCTGAAAGCCGACTCTCTATCTCCATTTCTGAAACAACGTCCTGCCGGTTATACTCTTTAAAAGCTTTCCACTTTACAGCATCAGGCTTATAGGGCTTTACGCAGAAATATCGGATTAGCTGTTTACCTATAGCGGACTTCTTTTTGTCCTCCGGAATCCCTAGGGCTTCTCCGGTATTTGCAAGTCCTGCCGGAAGACTTAAATACATTGCGTGAACCATAGTGCATTGCCACTGATCAAGTGGAGTCTTTATGCCTGCACGATTTAAGCAGTACCACTCAAAAGCCGCATTGTAGGCATGCTTTATAACATCCTTATCTCGTAAAGCGGTTAAAATAAAATGGGGAATTTCTTCCCCATTCTCCAGGTCAACGACTTGCACTTCTTCTCCGTCAAAGGAATAGGCAAAAAGCATGATTCTAAACTGCTCTGATTGTGCATAGCGATAAGCTCCGGCCTTTTGGATGTCTATATCCGAAAAAGTCTCTATATCAATGCTTAAATGCCTCATTGCCCCTCCTATCCAAACATATCGTCTAAGTTATCATCTTCTACGAAGTCGTCTCCGAATGCATCTTCTACGGATACTCTTGTACCGCCTAATGGCTCTCCGTCTCTAATCTTTTGAATCGCATTCAGTCCACAAGCAATTCCCTTGTTTCCGTTTGTGTTATAAGCGTAAAAACTGATATTTGCTCTTGCGTAGCATCCGGAATAAACTTCTGACTGGTCTAAGATCTCCTGTCTGTGTCTATCTACTACCTTTGGCGGATAAGAAGGATTAGCCTTGGCATTGATAAGATAATGTCCTTGGCACTCCTCTCCGTAAGGCTCTCCGTCTGTAGGTCTTACGCCGTCTCCGTCCTGCAGAGGGCTTGTAAGCTTCGCAGGAATCTTTCCTTGGAACTTCTTATCCTTTCCTAATACTGTGGCTTCCTTAATGGCTGCTTCGATAGCGGCGATAGTCTTAGTATCAGACTTAGGAATCAAAAGCATTGCGCTGTACTTAAGGTTCCCTGATGGATCTGCAGATGGCTCAAAAACATTTACATAAGAAAGTCTTACTTCTCCGGTGGTGATTACTGTACTCATAATTAATTCTCTCCTTCATCATTAAACATAGTTTCTACACTGTTATATGCCGGTCTTTCGTCCGACTCTAAAGTAAGGGTTGGCTTACCTTTAGATTTGGTTACATACTTCTCCGCTATAGGCTTAAATCGCTTCTTTCCTAGAAGCTTCTCTACCTTTGTTAGAGTAAGCGGAACGGTTTCAAATAGTTCTTCTTCCTTAGCTTCCTCGCTGTCTATGATGTACTTAAAGGCTTCTTTTTCATCGGTCCATACTCTTGTAGACCGCCCTTCTACTACCTTCCAACCTTTTATTTCTTCGCCGATAAGCAGCTTATCCTTTGCATACTCCTCAACATCAGATAACCATGTAGGGAAGCCTGAGCACTTTGTTAGGATATCCCCTAATTCATCATTGCTAAGAAGCCGTGGATCCTGCTCCTCTAAGAACATGAGTGCAAGATTCTTTTCTGCTCTGGCTCTGCAAACTGCTTTTACTTTGCAAAATCTGCAGATATCCTCCTCTGGACAAAATTCCCCTTCCCCTTTAAAGGCTACTTCTGCCTTCTTTTTAACTTCTTCCCCGAAGGCTAAAAGGTCCTCAATGGGTAATTCCCAAGAAGAAGGCTCCTCGTCTATCCTAGGCTGCACAATCGTAAGCTTCACGGTCTTAAAGTCCTGCATGAAAGAATACAGGTCAAAGGCTCCTAATGCGTAAAGCATAAGCTGGGGATTCTCTACAGGAGATACCTTCACGCCTCTGCCATACTTAAAGTCGATAACATGAAGCAATTCCTCCCCTACTATGACGCAGTCAGCAGTGCCGAAGCCCTCCGGCACATAAGCGGATAGATCCAAGGCTTCCTCTATCCTTATGTCTCCGTTTTCCTCAATCATTGACTGATAGCAGTAATCCGCATAGTCCTGCGTAAAGCGTTCCATCTCCGGAGAATAGAACTCCGATTCCTTTACCTTCTTAGTTGCTTCCTCTACATCTTCTCCAAGAAGCCCCCTAAGCTTGCATTCGCATAGTTCGTGAGCAACAGTCCCTTCTTTAGCTGCTGTGCCTTCCTCCACGGTCACTTCATCCTCTAATCTTGCGGATGGGGTGCAATGCATCCATCTGTGAGCAGAACTGGCAGATAGTAAGGCGTGTGCTCGTTCTTCATGGTTAGGCATTAAAGTTTCCCTCCGGCTTCTCTAAACTTCTCTGCAAATTGCGTGATAAGCTCCCCCTTAAGCTGCGTTAGCTGAGTAAGTCCCAACTCGGATAAAATCCCTTTGGTTTTTGCCAGGTTATCCGGAGATTCCCGGGTGAAAGCCATCACAGCCTTACGGATATCCTCTTGCTTGTATAAAGGCTCCTCTTCCTTCTTAGCTTCATCCTGTACTACTTCTTCCTTTACTTCCTTCTTAGCCTCAGTCTTTACTTCTTTTACTTCCTTAACTGCCTCTTCCTGAACCTTCTCCGGCGCAGTTCCTTTAATGCTTTCCGCTACCTTCTTAGCGATAATCTCCGCTAAGGTGTTAAACTCATCATTACCAAGTGTTAATGTCATAGTTCTTCCTTTCCTATTGCTATAAATAAACCAACTGTTACTAAAAACTGTAAAAATCCACTTGCCAAACTGGCTAACCTGTACTGCTCTCCTACGGGTCCGATGCAAAGGGATTTACAAATGCAGTAGCCTGTAATGAATAAAAGCAGTATCGAAAATCCCAGTATTCCTAATTCAAGTCGTCTCATGATGTTAGCCCTCCCGGCTAAGTGATTAGCACCCTTCATATACTGCTATAGTGAGCCGGATGGAGTGTACCGCAGCGTAATCCTTTACTACTGCCATAAGCTCCGGCTTACCTAGGCTGTCAAGTTCAGCCCTTATCTTTCCTTCAAGCTCCTTTTCTTCTTCCAGAGCTTCTTCGTAGGTGTAGCTTAGCTTCTCTTTCATTCTCTCGCCGTCTCCTTTCTTTCCTTTTCAAGTGCTCCAGGATATGCATAAGCACTATAGCGGCCATCATGCTAAGCAGCATACAAGCTGTAAATACATCTGCTCCTATAGTCTCTGTATCAAGAGCGGAGACTACCGCCATAAGGAACACCAAGTTAATAACTGATAGCACCTTTACAATTTTGATTTTCATTGATAGCTCCTTACCATGCTGACGATATCTTCATCTGTTGCCTTAAAGTATTTACAAAGCTGGGCAAAGTCCGGAAGACTCCATTCTCCGTCAGACTTTCTTATACTGACGGTCTTCTCCGATACTCCCAGATACCTAGCTACAGCGCTTTGCTTCACGCCTTGTTTAGCTTTACCTATTTCTAAGAAAATCCTAACCACTTCGCCCTTAGGGCGGTTAATTCTATGCCTTGGCATTTTTGCTTTCCTCCCTCAATATCTTTCTACTTAGGTTGAATCTCTTTGCATCGAAGTCGGCAAAGAAGTAGTCCATAGTCTCTTCTAAGCTAAATCCCACGTACTTCGATACCGCTAAAATCTGCCTAATGGTTAGCCTGTCTTTTTTAAGCCTGTGCCGGTACTCGTCTATTGACATGTGCAGGAGCTCGGCAAGCTCGTCTACATTTATCTGGAAACCGTTCACTTTCATTAGTCGTCTCCGTTCCAGCGGAAGTCGTCTTCCTCGCCGTCTTCTTCTCTCCACTTCGCTAGCTCGGCTCTGTGGCGGACTGCCTCCACTTCGTTATTGATTAGTGTTTCCACCGGACATCCCATGTCCTCTGCCAGTTCTTTAAAGTAGTTGTAAGCAGAATCGTCTATATCAATCGTTATTTTCATAGTGTTTGCCTCCTGTGGCCGTCCGTGCTATAATTTGCACGAACTAAATATTTTGGTTTAGGTTTGAGGGGTTACTGATCTGGTACATCGGTAACTCCATTTTCTTTTTAGATTTCACCTTCATAGTGTTCCCGTACTGCTGCAGCGATAATATCTTCTAAGCTCATGTCGTCATAGTCAGCTGCTATAGCCAAGTAAAACTCATAAACTTCCTCTTCAATCTTGATAGTTACTTCTCTCACGCTATTTCCTCCTTAAATCCTCCGCAGTAGCGGTTTACAAAATAGATTTGACCTTTACCGGTAACCTTAGGCGTTCTTCTTACGTGAATCTTTCCGTCTGGGCTAGTTATTGCCGTTTCCTTGATTTCAAACAGCCCCAGCTCCATAGCTTTCTGCGTTGGCATGTTATAATCTGAACCTTTACGCTTGATAAGGAATCCGTCTTGCCGGAGCGTTTCAAAGAACCTGTTCTGCCCAGTTGGGAATCCGTTAGCATTTAGGATTTTGGCTACATCACCCACAAGAATGGAGTCTTCTGAGCAAGCTACAGAGTCGGCAAAGATTTCCTTAGGTTTCATACGCTCTACATCACATTCCAAAGCTTTGCGCTTTTCCTGCTCTTCCTTTAATCGCATAAATGCCGCTATTGCTAAGTCAGGGCTGTTAAGTAATTCCTCCGCGGCGTACATTCCGTGCTTTCGGATAGAAGGAAGAACTTCGTGAGTTATCCATCTTTTGAAAGCTTTTGCTTCCGGCTTCCTGGAACTAAGCACTAAGGAATACAATCCGGATTCGTTAATGATTGCCATGTTTGGATTCCCTCGATTTCCGTCATTTAAAATGACGGTATTCTTTTCGTCCTCATCCAGTCTTGAAAGTGCCTGCCTTGAGTTATCAAGCTCCAATGCTCTACAAACATCGTTTGCGATAAACCATGTATCGCCTCCATGTTCTACTGTTCGGATTTCTCCAAACTCTTCATTTCTAAATACCTGCAGTTCGTCCATATTCTGCTTCAATCCTTTCTCCCTCATCTTGAAGGGCTTCCAGTAGCACCCGAAGGGTTAAAAATTCGAGTGCAATTACATAGTAGCTATCACCTTTACCTATCTCCTTTTTCTCGAAGCTTGCCAATGCCTGCATTGCGCTTTGCCCCTTCTTCCCATCTGACTTGATAAATTCCATGTGCTGGGCGGCAATCTGTTCTGAGATAGCTATCATTTTTGTAATTTCAGCGTCCATTTTGGTCTCCTCCTTTCTTTTTCTTTAATTTGGGTAATTCCGTTAGTTGCTAAAAGTATGTTCGCTAGATGCTAAAACCTTTGCTGTTTTTTGCGTTAGATGGCCGAAGCAATCCATTTAAATCGGATTAAGTTGAGAAAAAAATAATGTCGTCTAATGAGACGCCATATAATTTCGCTAACGCTCTTCCTTGGGAAATGCTGGGTTCTGACTTCTTTTTCTCCCAGGAAACTAATGTATTTGGGCTTATATGCAGTATTTTAGCCACTTTAGACTGAGTCAGACCAGCATTTACCCGCGCTGCAGCCAGGCTTATTTTAAGCTGTTCCAATATTTCGACCTCCTTTCGTAGATAAGAATTTTTGAAATAGCTGTTCTCTACAACCCTATATTAAATCCATTTTAGTCGTACGTCAATATTTTTTGAGAAATTTTTTCGGATTTTATTATTGTAACTAATAAAATGATATTGTATATTAGTAGATACTATAGTTAGAAAGGAGAGAACCTATCATGACGAAGGATGAAATAAAAGTCGATACAGAAAATGAAAAGAATCGCCAGAGGGAAATTTTTTCTGATAACCTTAATAGGCTACTCCAAGATAGACAAAAGACGCAGCTTGAAGTCGCAAAGGATATAAATGTAGCGCCACAAACATTCAATTCATGGGTAAAAGGCGGTGCAATCCCTCGCATGGGAAAAGTGCAACGGTTAGCAGATTATTTTCACGTTGAAAAGTCCGCTCTGCTTGATGAGCCGAGGGACGCTATAGAGTTTTATAAGGTTTTTAAGGATCAAAAGGATGCAGACCTTGCAGAGAAGATTGTTAACAACAAGAGTCTAGCTAACTTAGTTGAAACGCTAATTCAACTTCCGGAAGAAAAAGTTAATGCCGCAGCCGAAATGATTTCCATCTTGACATCTTCACCCGATAATAAGTAGTCTATATGCGCCACAATTCAGCATAATAGTTAAGCCGAATGCTTTAGAGTACTTCTAGGAATATTTTTTTCTTTTTTAGTCTTACATGCTATAATATAAGCGCAGGTAGAAATACGCTGTTTACTCATGTACTCGAATTAACGTTTAAGCGAACTGTAAGCTCGCCGACCATGAGGCCATAATATCGCCCCTAGAAGTAGTCGCCTGATCAGCGATGAAACTAGGGGTATTTTTATAAATTCTTCTTGACATACGTATATAACACGTATATAATGAGTATTAAGAGAGGAGAAAGAAAATGAAAGTTTCTGAACTAAGCAAACTCTTGAAGAAAAATGGTTGCTACCTAGTAGAG